TCGCTGGGCTCGCGGCTTTTGGGTCGCTGTCGCCCTCCGCAGACCCGTCAGCGCCCACGCGGAAGCCGAGACAGCGGTAAGCGGCCATGATCACCTCGTCTGGCTCGACGCCCGTAAGCGCCTCGTCGAGGGCGTCACGCGAGACGCCTGCGCGCTTGGCGGCGCGCTCGAGGATCGAGAGCGACCCGTCGATCGTCTTGCACATGGCGGCGAGCACGCTGTACGTCGAGTGCGCCTTGGCGAACTCCTCGACCGCCTTGGCGACGTCCATGCCGTCCGCGCCGGCGCGGCGCATCGAGGACTCCATGCGCGCCTGCTCGCGACCGATCCATTCGCGCGAGAGCTCGAGCCAGTCGCGCGCGGAAAGAACGCGGAGGACCATTCCGTTGATCGTCGGTTGCGGTGTCATCGTGTGCGGGATCGTAACCATTCGGGGTCCATGCGCACGCACCGCTCTACCTCGTGCCGGCGGCGTGCGCTGATCCACTCGATGCGCTGCGGGTTCAGGCGCAGCGCCGAGACGACGTGCATCATGGCGCCATCGGCGTCCACGTTGGGTGAGACATAGCGCTTGAACGCCTGTCCCGCATGGACGCCCGTGACCACCCAATCCTGCTCGCTCGTGCGCGCGTCAATCCCGGCGAGGCCGGGAATGGGCGCACCTACGACGCTCGCGTCTCTCTCCTTCATCGGTCATCACGACCAGCTGATCGTGAACGGGCTGCTCGTGGTCGTGCCTGCGGCGAGAGAGAAATTGAAAGAAAGCGTCGCGTCGCCGGTCTTGGACGAGCCGAGCGACACCGAATCGACGACCACGTTGGCACCGATCGTGTTGCCGCTCTGTGCGGTCAGGGTGATCGATGCGCCCGTCGTCGCGGTCATGGCGGCGATCTCGTTGGTGCTCACGAACGAGGTGCTGTCGTCCATGATGCCGCCGGCGCTGCCGGTCATGTCGTAGACCCCGAGGATGCGGTGGCGGCCGCTGTTGCCGAAGCCGGTCACGTCGGAGACGGCGCGCGAGATCGTCGCGCTCCATGTGTTGAGAACGCCGACGACGCCGCCGGTCACACTGCCTGTATTGCCGCTGATTGCTGCCATTATGCGATCCTCGTGGTAAAGAGCGAGTAGGTGGTCGTGATGATGATGAACTCATCGCTCGCCGTGGGTGTCCCGCGCGCGATGCATTGAAGCGTAGCCGTGCCGTAGGTGCCGCCCGAGACGGCGAGGTTCTGCTGATCGAGCAGCGTGTACAGCGCCTCCTCGATGTCCATGGCGGCGGCGGCCCCTAGCCGCCCCTCGCAGTAGATATCGAACGACACCGACCCGCGCAGGATGCGCGAGCCGTCGAACTGGTCCTCGTTGTCGATGCCCTCGAGGGTCCATACGGCCATCGGGAACGCGGTGTTCTGCGGAGCTTCGACGTGGTAGTAGCGCCCGCTCACGAGCGCGTGGAATGATCCGGCGCCGGTCGAGGAACCGAGACGGGTATGGATGGCGGCGGCTACTGCTTTCACGTCAGGGTGATCCCGTGGAGTCCTGACAACTTTAGGCGGTTGCGCACCATTCTCGGCCCGAGCTCCTTCATCTTGGCGAGCACCGGCTTGACGAACGGACGCGCCTGCATGCTGCGCGTTCCAAACTCAAGGAACGGCGCATACTTGACGTTGATGCCGATGCGCCATCCGACGCGCGTCGCGGCGCGGTTGCGGTTAGGTCGCGCCATCTGAATGCCACGGCGAAGGCGCCCGGTGCGCACGGTCGGAGGATCGCCGGGCGCCGATGCCCGGTGGATGCCCATGTCGCCGAGGTTGCGATTGTCGCCGATGAGCTGCTGAATCTTGCTCTCGCCGAGCGTGACGCCGACGCGGCGCGCGATAAATCGCTGCGTCGCCCCGTAGCGGCGCGTCGCCTCCGCGCCGATCACGGTGCGCATGCTCTGCTCCTTGAGCCCCTGTTGCTGCCGAAGCCAGCGCGCGCTCTCGATGCGCTGCGCGTTCTTGCGGCTCAAGCCGGCGCGGTCGTCAAGGAACCGAGCGAGGTTGCGCTGCCCCTGCGCCGTCTTGGCGTAGAGCCGACCCTTGCCGGGCTTGCTCACCATGAGCTGCAGCTCGGTCTGCGTCTGCACCATGACCTCCAAGGTCGCCACGTTCAGGACCGCGATGATGCGTTCCCTAATCTGGTTAGCGCTGAAGTTATGGTGAGCGGGCATTAGAGCGGCAGCGTCCTTGTGAGCGCGAGCCGCATATGAGCCACGCCGTCGCCCGTAGAGCGCTCGTCAGGCGTCCGGACCTCTTGGACGTCCCAGTAGACCGTTCCGACGAAGAGCCGATCCTGCGGGCTTATAGCCGTTCCTACGGGCACGTACCCTACTGCGGTTAGCGTGTTGCGCTGCGCGCCCATCATGTCGGACTCGGACCCGCCGCCCTGTTGCAGGTAGACCGTGAGCGCGGTGATCGCGTTCGTGTAGGTGTTGATGATCGAGCCCGTCGTGTCCGCCGAGGTCGTCGGACGCTGGGTGGTCGCCGCTATGCCGTATTGCGCGATGAGGCTATCGACGCTCATGCGATCTCCCGCCAGTCGGAGAGCAGTCCCGCCATGACCGCATCGACCTCGGCGCGGGTGGCGCGGGTGTACGAGTAGTCGCCAAGGCTCTCCGAGGCGAGCCCCGAGTCCCGCCGGCGGTCGCGGTACATCATCGCCGCGACCTCGATGCACGCCTGCTCGATGTCGTCGGGCACGGTCGCGTAGCCGGCGGTGTATTCGATGAGCACGCTCTTCACGGCGTCGGGCATGACGCCACGGTCCATCGGCCACTGCGCCCACCACGAAGGATCGATCGACAGGCGCCCCGTGTCGTAGTCGTAGGTGTACTCGCTCGCCGTGTCGGCGGCGTACAGCGTCACGCTCGCGAGCACGGCGTCGGCGCCCGCACGCGGACGCAGCTGCACCGACCGAAGATCGGTGGTCAGCGAGGCGGTAAAGCCGGGGACCGTCAGGATGCCAGCCGTCACGAGATCAGCGGTCGTCTTGAGCGTGTCGAAGTCGTGGGTCACGGCGCTGCTTACGCCGGCGGTCGTTGTCGTCGTGGTGACGAGCGCGGGCGTCTCTGTCTCCTGATTGACGCTCACGCTCGCGCGCAGGTAGCCACTCGTCGCACCGATCACGATGGCGGCCTTGTTGCCCGTCCAGACGTTGGTGATCTGCGACACCGGCCACTGGTTCAATCGAATCGTGTCCACGCCGGCGCCGCTGCGCCATTCCGAGTACGAGCGCGACTTGATGAGCCTGCCGACGTACGACTCGATGCGCGCCGTCGCGCGGTCGATCGCCTTCTCGAGCACGGCGTCATCCGTGCTAGCGGTGATCCCGAGCCAGCTCTTGAGGTTCGATAGCGACGTGAGCGCGTAGGTGCCGACTGCCATGCCCGAACATTAGGACCGCGCGTACCACGGCTTGCCGAGCGAGTAGTAGTCGCTCGTGCTTTGCCACTGCCGGCGGAGGTCGCGGTCAATCCACGCGACCACGAGCTCGGCGTGACCGACCTGCACCTTGGGCGTGAGCCACGCCTTGAGCCCCGCCTTCTGCCACTGCCGCCAGAACCAAATGTCGTCGTCCGTGCGCCCCTCGCCCCATGACCCGTCGGGCGCCGGCTCGCCCTTGAACCACGGCTTCTCGACCTTGCGCAGCGCCTCGGCGCGGATGAGCGTGAGCCCGAAGTGCGCGGTCGCGACCTCGAGCGCATCCTTCTCGAGCTCGGTCGAGAGCATCGTCCCCTTGAGATTCCCCTTCTCGTCGCGCATCGTCAGGAGCGGCGACGTGCGCTCGCGTCCCGCCTGCATCGGCGCGAGGATGTCGAGGTCGTTGCGCTCGCAGATATCCCGCATCCGCACGATGTCCTCCGCGCAGAACACGGTGTCGTAGTCGGTCGTAATGATCCACTTGACCTTCTCGTTGCGCAGCGCCTCCGAGAGCACGCGGTCGATGCCCTGCGTCCAGAAGACGCCCGTATGCCGCGTGAGGTTGATGCCGAGCGATTTCGTGGCGACCGCCGCGCAGTACATGTGGTCGGTGAAGCCGAGGCGCGGGCACGTCTGCACGAGGTGCATGTCGTCGTAGGTCGGCAGCGTCGCGGGCACCTGCGCGTGCGGCTTGCGCCCCTTGACGTTGAGGCTTACGGGATGTCGCGAGCAATCGTCCGCGTCGCCTTCCCATCCGCAGATGTCCTCGAGCCCGCACTCCTTGAGCAGCGTCGCGAGCTTCTGCTGCTGGTATATCGCGTGGTGTACGTCGTTGTGGTCGGTGTGTCCGCCCATGAGGTAGCCCTCGAGCGGCATCTCGCTCCCGCGTCCTTCCTTGTACCACTCGACGATCTTGTCGAAGTCCGGAACGGCGACCTTGAGCCACGCGCCCGGCTTGAGGATGTCCACCCAGTGCCGCACGACGGACGACGCCTCGGGGAACGGGATGTGCTCGAGCACATGGCTCGCGCGGATCTCGTCCGCCGTGTTGGATGCGAAGGGCAGCGAGCGGACGTCATGTCCGAGCGCAGCGTCGATGGGCGTGTAGCCGGGAATGCGGGTGCGTCCTGCACCGAGGTCGAGCTTGAGCATGCGCGGAAGATAGCGCACCAATGACACAGGGGCGACCCGAAGGCCGCCCCTGCGTCGGTGTGCGTCGTGCGCACGATGCGCGCCCGAAGGCGTGCGGTTGGATCAGATCACGCGACCGCCGGGACCGACGACCAGACCGTTGGTCGTGGTCACGGTGCCGTGGGCGCCGTTGGTGCCCTGCGTGGCGATGAACTCGTTGAGGCTGTCGGGTCCGAATGCCGGGCGACCGAGGACCGCAACGGCGCCGAGCACCTGCGTGGTGCCGGGCGTCATCTGCAGCCGGAGGTAGCGGGCCTTGCCGAGGCAATCGACGTTGAGCACGATCGGAGGGCACGCCGTCGCCGACGTGGGAGCCTCTGCCGTGATGAACGAGTTGCTCGTCGCGGTGCCGCCGTTGTAGCCCGTGATCGTGGTGAAGGCTGACGTGGTGTCGCCCTGCGCGACCGTCAGGGTGAGCGGACGGCTGGTATCAGCCGCAGCTGCCTGCAGGACGCAGAAGGAAACCTCGTTGAAGCCGTTGCGGTCCACGATGAGGGTCGCGGTCGCATTGTTCGCCACCGATGCCGGCGCGAGCGGGATGAACTTGGTGTTCTGTGAGTGAAGCATGGGGAGTGTTGTCCTTTCAGGATCAGAATGTGAGCTTGATCATGCCGCCGGCGACGGAAGCGTCACCCACATTGGCCACCGAGATATCGAACCGTTCTGTCGCCCTTGCGACCACCTCGTCCTGCTCGAACGCGTTGAGCGCGCTGTTGCTGAACTCGATGGTCGTGGAGCGGCGGTCGCCGAGGTAGGCGGCGAGCGACAGGTCGCCGAAGTACGCGAAGGCTGCGCCCGCGCCCGAGGGAGCGGTGATCGCCTGCGACAGCACGACGGGGTAGCCGAAGAAGCGCAGCCCCTCCTCGCTGTCGCGGATCTCGTTGGCGGTCACGCCGCCAGCGGCTTCCGCGAGACGCAGGAACACGCTGTTCCACTCCTGACGACGGACGTACCACTTGCAGTTGGGCGTGTCTGCCCACTGCGCGAGCTTGCCGACGCCGGCGCGGAGCTCGGTGAGGGTGACGCCGCTTGCCGCGCTTGCGCCACCGTCAGAGGTGCCGCCCGCGCCGATGGCGTTGAGCAGACCGACGATGCCGCCGAACGTGGAGGTTCCGTCACCGTTGAAGCCGCACTGGTCCTCCTTGAGCGCGAAGGCGTAGGCGACCTCGTTGCCGAGATCGTCGGCAAGGTTGATCACCGAATCCTCCGAGAGCTCGCTCGAGATCTTGGTCAGGACCATGAGCTTCTTGGCGACGAGGTTCACCTGATCGAAGGTCATGTCAGACTGCGCGCCTGCAGCGACCTCTCCGACGAAGGAAGCCGTCACGGTGCCCGTGCGGCGCGGCATGCGCTTGACGTCTGACGTCATGGGCACGATGCGCGCGTTCTGACGGAACACGCCGTAGGTGTCGCGGAGCGTGATGAGGCTGTTCTCGAACTCGTCGGGGACAAGGAATCCGCCGGCGGTGTTGACGCCCTCGACATGGGTCTTGGTGACCATGATGTCGTGGTCGGCGCACCACTGGAGGCTCTTCTTCGAGCCGAGGCACGCGAGCGCCCAGCGACCGAAGCGGTAAGCCTCCTCGGGGTTCTTGAATCCACGGAGGCGGCCGTAGTTCTTCACGGACTCGACCTTCACGGTCTTGGGTGCGGGCTTGGACGCAGACTTCGCGATCTCCTCGCGAACGGCTGCACGGACCTCGGAGGCGACGGACTTGGCAGTCTCCTCGGGCTTCTCTTCTGACATGGCGTCCTCCTCGACCTCGACGGCCGGGCTGATGGTGACTTCGTAGTTGATCGCGCTGGGGTCGAGCGGGTTGCCGGCCTCGTCAACGATGACGACGCCGTCCAAGAACAGAGCCTTGGCCTTCTCGAATCCGTGAGCGCCCTTCTGGTTCGCGAGCGACTGCAGAGACTTCTGCAGCTCCTCGACGGTGATGTTGCGCATGGATAGTGCTCCCGTAATGGGGTTGGTTGCTTGAGTGAGTTGACGTTGCCGGCGCAGGTCATTCGTCCGGGCTTGCGCCCACCGACTCGACCAACCGATGCCACAACACTAGGCGGGCACGAAACAGCACAGGCCGCCCCACAACGGGCGGCCCGTGCCAAAGGAGAGAGTCTGTGCGTCAGTCGGCGTAGAGCCGTCCGCGTGCGCGCGCCATCTCGTCGCGGACGATCTGCACGCGGTCAAGGTCACCGAGCGCGGGCACGGCAACCGAGACGCGGTACGAGCGGCGGATCGGCGCAGGCGCGTCGGGCACCGTCACGCCAAATCGCTTGGCGACGGCGGGCGAGCATAGCCCCTTGCGGACGGCGGTGATGATGGCGTCCTGATTGGCGGGGATCGACACCACCGATACCTCGAGGAGCTTCCACTTGCCGTACACGCGGCGCACGCCCTGCCCGTACTTCTCGCTGTCCGCCTTGGACGCGGGGCGCGCCTCGAGCCCGAGGAAGCCGATGCTCATCGTGTTGAGGGCGCCGAAGTCCATGAGGGCGCCGACCGCATCGGGGAGCCAGTCGCCGGCGTGGCCTTCGGGGCGCGGGGCGAGCGCGAACTCCGCCTCGATCGAGCGGTCGCCGCGCCGCATCTTTAGCATCTTGCCGATCGGCTTGAGCACGTCGTGCTCGTAGAGGAGCACGGGGTTGCGCTCATAGTCCTTGCTGTTCATCCCGGCTGGCACGACGACCTCTCCGTCGCGGTCCACCGAGTCGGTCGTGATCGTGGCGACGAAGGTGCTCGCCTTGCCGGCGGCCTTGCGGATCGATGCGGTCAGGTGCTTGCTGTTCATTCCTCGAAGAGCCTCGGGTCTAGGGTGGCGATGGTGTCGCACCGGCAGTTGGGGTGCAATGGCGGTCCCTGCACTGCACTGTAGGAGAGCGTCATTTGACCGCCGTCCGTGCCCGTGAGCACGCTGTCCTTGGCGTAGAAGGCGTCGTCGAGCCCGACCGACTTCTCGGCGAAGTCGCGCGCGGCCGCCTCGCAGAACTCGCAAGCGTCGGGCGACAGGAGCCACTGCTTGCCCTGCACGACGCCCGTCTCTTTCCACGCCTCGATGCGCCCTTCGGTGTAGGCGTAGGCGCTCTCGGTCCGGGCGATCATGGTCGCGCGGCTCTCGCTGAATCCCTCGTCCGCGATCCATTCCGCCATCTCGTCGATCGTCTCGCCCGTGCGGATGCCCTCGGCGACGTGCTCGGCGACATTGCGCGCGGTCGTCTGCGCGACGGTGTTCGCCATGCGGATCGCGGTGCTCTCGGCGGCACGGACGGCGAGCGGGTTCGCCTGCCCGAACTCAACCATGTCGGCGACTGCGGGAATCGACTGAGGCAGCGCGGCGAGCCCTGCACGGGCGCCGGCGTCCGCCATGACCGCCGCGTAGGGGCGGGCGACTGCGGCGATCTCCTTTGCGAGGTCAGCGCGCATCCGCGTCGCCATCTCGCGCACGCGCTCGACCAGCGCCTCGGGCGTTCCGCGCCAACCCGCGACGAGCTCGCGCACGGGCTCGAGCGTCCTGCCGACGATGCGCTCGAGCTCCGTGACGTAGCGGCGCAGTTCCCGCGCCTCGATGTCCCGTAGCGGCTCGTCGAGCGACTTCGTGCGGATCACCTGCGCGTCCGCCGTGAACGGGAGCCACGGCATCGCCGCGTCCGGGTCGATGCACCGCGCCGCAGGACTCTTGGCGAGCGCC